TAACTTACTCAGAATTACCCCAAATTTTAGACGTAAACAACGTCATTCTATTATTAATTGGGGAAATCCACATAATACCAATGTAGGGTATAACATAAACAAAGACTTAAATAACCCATCAATTATACGAATAGCCTCTAATAAATTATTAACCTTCCAACATCTAAGAGATAAAGACTATTTACCTATTTGGGTTACAAATAAAGAAGATGCTTCAGCTTTATTTCTGGAACATAATAAAATATATTGTCGTACCTTATTGACAAGTCACTCTGGATCTGGTATAGTTATAGCTGAATCAGCCTCACAATTAGTACAAGCTCCTCTTTATACAGCTGCTGCTAAACATAAAGATGAATACAGAATCCATGTATTCCAAGGAAAAGTTATTGATGCTCAAAAAAAGAAACGTAAGCTTGATATTATAGATAGAGATGCTGCAGGTATACGCAATCTAGCTAATGGTTGGATTTATGCTCGTAGTGATGTTGTTATTCCTACTGTAGTTATTCTAGCTGCTGTTGATGCAGTACGAAGTTTAGGTTTAGACTTTGGTGCTGTTGACATTGGGCATAATGTAAGATTAAATAAAGCTATACTATTTGAAATTAACACAGCTCCAGGATTATTTGGAACAACTCTTGAAAAATATAAAGAAGTCTTTACTAAATATATGAGGGAAAATTAAATGAAAATTAATGATATAGCATATGTAACATCCAACAAGAGCTCTCTCTATAAAATTTTAAAAATTAGTTTAGATTTTGAAGCTACTTGGCCTTCATCTGTATTATCTCTTACTACTAATAAAGTACATAGTGAACCTTCTCATGGCTTTTGGAAAAATCTGGAGTGGGAAATAAAAAGAGATTTATTTTCTAATAAACAAGAAGAAATCTGTAATAAAATCAGGGAGTTAGACGCAAAATTTAAAGCTAGGCAAAAAGAAAAAAACAAACTTAATAATATGGCTAATTGGACTAAAATATGACTAGATGTGTATCATGCAACAAAAATTTAAATGACTATGAATCCACTAGAAAAGATTTACATAATGTATATCTAGACATGTGTAACAAATGTTATCACCCAATCCAATATGATGTACCTACTATAGACAGGCCTGATCTCAATTCAAGTGATGAAATTGAACCTGAACTTCAGGAAGAAATTAAGGAATAATAGTGAGTATTTTTTTACATCATATACCTTGTCCTAAATGTGGTAGTAGAGACAATTGTGGTGAGTATAATGACCACTTTTACTGCTTTGGCTGCAAATATTATAAATCTAAAGATGATATTGCCTCTATTAGATCAAGGTATAATAAGAGGAGTTCGCCGAAAATCGCAGAAGATAGCCTCGAACTCAATCTAACTACAGAAATTCCAACTAAAGCTTTAAAATGGATCTTATCTTATGGTATTACTTTAAAAGAGATAAGAGATTTTCATTTTAGTTGGAATGAAGAGCAACAATTACTTGTGCTACTCAATCTACCTGGATACTGGCAAGCTAGATGTTTTGGTAATCAAAAACAAAAGTATCTTTCTAAAGGAATAAAACCCTTGACATACTACGGGTATGCTGATAAACTAGTATGTGTGGAGGATATTCTATCTGCTGTAAAATTATCTAGGCTTTCCCCAGAATGGTGTGCTCTCCCTTTACTTGGTTGTTCTCTATCCAATGATTGGATTCAACACCTCTCAGGACGTTTTAAGTCTATAGTGATATGGTTGGATAGGGACAAGGCTAAAGAAGCCTTGGCGATAGCAAGAAATTTAAAACAGAGGGGATTTAATGCAAGCATAGTTGTCTCTCCACTCGATCCAAAAGAATATACTAAGGAGGAATTAAATGAATGGTTGAACTCCAGATAATTAAAATGTTTTGTGAAGATAAAAATCTCTTTACAAAATACTATAGTTATGTTAATATTAATTATATTAAAATAAATTATAATAATATATATAAGATATTTAATATTATAAATATATATTATAATAAATATAATAATAAAAATAATATAACTATAGAAGATTTAAATTTAATATATAATAGTCATTATTTATTAAAAGATTCTGAAAGAAAAGAGATCTCTGATCTCATTAGTAATGTTTTTTCTCAAGATGTTTCTAATAAAGAGTTAATCATATCTCTTCTTGAGGAACACCGCAGGCGTAGCCTTGCGGGTGACGTAGCTAAACTTGCCCTTGATGTTGAGGATGGTAAGGCTGCAGTAGTAGACTTAATGGATTTACTTTCAAAGTTTGAGCATCAAGAAGTAGAAATTCAGGAAGCTGTCCCTGTTATCATGTCTCTTAAAGACTTATATGATACCCAAGTAAACACTCCTGGCTTACGATGGCGACTTAAGTTTTTAAATCAAGCTCTAGGTTCATTAAGGAAGGGTGATTTTGGTTTTGTATTTGCTAGACCTGAGACAGGTAAGACTACATTCTTAGCATCAGAGTTAACCTATATGGCTACTCAAACTACTGGTGATATTATGTGGTTTACTAATGAAGAGCAAGGGAATAAAGTAGGTATTCGTACCTTTCAAGCAGCACTAGGTGTAGATACACAGTCTCTTTGGAGAGATTTAGATAGACATCAGGCTCTTTATGATACTAAACTAGGGGATCGTATTAAAATATTTAACTTTGAAGACTCATCAAGGGCATCAAGGATTGAACAGGTTCTTAAGCTGCACAATCCAGCCCTTATTGTGTTTGATCAGTTAGATAAAGTAAAAGGATTCAAAGCTGAACGTAAAGATCTAGAGTTAGCCGCAGGATACCAATGGGCTCGTGAGATTTCCAAGCAGTATGCTCCTGTGATTGGCGTTAGCCAAGCATCAGGTGAAGCAGAGGGAAAATTGTGGTTATCTATGGATATGATTGATGGTAGTAAAACAGGTAAGGCAGCGGAAGCTGATTGGATTCTTGGTATAGGAAAAGACTCAGACAATACAAGTCGAACGAGATACTTTAACATATGTAAGAATAAATTATTAGGTGATAAAGATACCTTACCTGCTCTTCGTCATGGTAGTGCACAAATACTTATTAGACCAGAGGTAGCTAGATATGAGGACATTTAAAATTGTTAGAGGATAATTAAATGGAGTATGAAGAAATAATATATGAATTAAAACGATTAGCCGAAGAAGCTCTACCTGTTAGTAAAGACTTAGCCCAAGAAATAGCTAGTTTAGTTTGGGAGTATGATATACCTCCTTGGGATACTAATAATAAACTAAATCCATTCCATATTAGATTTGATTATGGTAGTGGTTATTTTTTAGAGAGAAAATTTAATACAGAGGCAGAATTATATGAGTATTTAATGGGACATCCAAGAATCAACTCTTGGAAAAGGATTTATTAATAAAATGAATTACTTAATCCTTGATGTTGAAACAACCACCTCTAATAAAGGTAACCCATTTGATACAACTAATAAGCTATGTTATATAGGCTTAAGGGGGCCTAATAATTATTTATATGACATAGAGTATTCTAATCAGTTCTGTAATACTAGCGAAATCCAAGATAAGATCAACTCTAGTACTCTTCTTATTGGATTTAATATTAAATTTGACTTACATTGGATAAAAAATTATGGGCTTTCTTTTAATACTTGTAGGATATGGGATTGTCAGTTGGTTCATTTTATACTTACTGGACAAAGACACAGTTACCCATCACTTAATGACGTTGCTACTTACTATAATTTGGGGACTAAGCTTGACACTGTTAGCGAAGAGTATTGGAACTTAGGTATAGATACTACAGAAATTCCAAGAGAAATTTTAGAAGAGTATCTAATAGGGGACCTTGAATTAACTGAGTTAGTTTATTGTAAACAAGTAGAGGAGCTAGAGAGTAGGCCTGAACTTAAACGTTTAATCTCTTTACATAATCAAGACCTATTAGTTTTACAAGAAATGGAGTATAATGGATTACTATACAATAACAAACGATCAGAGGAATTAGCAGATGAACTTGACATCCAAATTAATGCACTTGATGAACTTCTTAATCAATACTATAATTGCCCTGGGTTTAATCTTAATAGTAATGATCACCTTAGTTGCTTTCTGTACGGTGGCAACATTAAGTTACGTCGTAGGGAAGTTATTGGTGTTTTTAAAACAGGTGACAGGGCAGGAGAACCAAAAGAAAAATGGATAGACTATGAGGTAACTATGCCTAGATTAGTTACACCACTTAAAGGTAGTGAGCTATCCAAACCTGGGTACTGGTCTACTGATGAGAATACATTACGTACACTTAAAGGTTCAAGGAAAGCAAAAGAGATCATAGAATTACTACTTAAGAGGGCAGAGTTAGAGAAGAGAGTATCAACATACTATCGTGGATTACTTAAACTTAGTGATAGTATGCACTGGAAAGAAGGGTATGTTTATGGTCAACTTAATCAATGTGTTGCACGTACTGGGAGGCTCTCTTCTTCTCGCCCTAATTTACAAAACTTTGATGGTGAAATTAAAGAGTTATTCTACTCAAGATATAAAGGATAAATAATGCTTCTACAAGCAGATGCAAAGCAATTAGAGTGGATTGGAGCAGCATTCTTATCTCAAGATCAGACAGCTATTAAAGAAATATGGGATGAGGTAGATCAACATACAGATAATCAAAAACGATTTGATCTTCCTACTAGGCTTATATCTAAGACCTTTGTGTTCCGTTTAATCTATGGTGGATCTGCTTGGTCTTATGCAAATGATCCAGACTTTAGGGAAATAGGTGATGAAACTTTTTGGTTGGATGTAATTAATAAATTCTATATTAAATATTATGGGCTTGGTGCTTGGCATACAAAGATACTTAATGATGTAAAAAGAGATAGAAAATTAATTATGCCTACAGGTAGAGTATATAATTATGAACCTGAAATTAAATTTGCTAGTACTTGGAGTTCTAGTTTTGATCAAGTAAAATGGCCTAGAACTAAGATACTTAATTATCCAGTACAAGGATTAGGTGCTGATTTAATGGCTATAGCTAGAGTATCTCTCTATAATAGACTTAAAGACAAAAAAGATATTAAGATGATTAATACAGTACATGACTCTATTATTCTTGACTTTGATTCTAATAAGCATGATCCAATAGAACTAGTATCGTTAGTTGATAAGTGTTTTAATGATGTTCCAGCAAACTTTGAGAAGTTATTTGGATGTGAATTTAACCTACCTATGAGAGTAGAATGTGAGGTAGGAAATACGTGGGGAAATATGGAGAAAATAATTATGAAAAAATAGTTGACATTACTTTTAGATATGATATAATATATGTGTAGTTAATTATAAAGGAAAATATATGCAGATACAAATTATTGATGTGGGTACACCTAATACACATGCGGCTAAGAATGGTCGTAATTACCAATCTTTAGAGGTAACTTATAAAGGTTTTGATGGTAAAGTGGCTGCTAAAAAGCTTATGTCTTTCAGCAATCCAAGTGTATTCAAAGCAGCAACTGAATGGACTAAAGGTGAGACTGTTGATGTTGTAACACAAAAAGATGACGCAGGATATTGGCAATGGACAGCTATTGGTACTGATAGTGGTGCTGGTGGTAATACTCCTACACCAACAACTCAAGGAGCTACTAGAGTTACAGGTAGCAACTATGAAACTAAAGAGGAACGGGCAGCTCGTCAAGTACTTATTGTTCGTCAGTCTTCTTTATCCGTTGCTGCTGATGTGTTAGCAGTTGGGGCTAAGGCTGCGCCAGCAGCTCAAGATGTAATTAATTTAGCTAAAGAGTTTGAAGCTTATGTCTTTTCTGTTGAATACAAAGATAATATTGCTGATATTAAAGACGATATTCCATATTAATATAAAGGAAGAACATGAAAAAATTACTAATCATTTTGCTTAGTGCTGCTTCATTTAATATCATGGCAGGGGAAGAAGAAATTAAAGAAGTATATGTTCAAATGAATCCAGAAGTCCAGATTGTACTAACAAATGCTCCTTGTAATTTTTTCTCTGTTCCTACAGATGTTAAGTTAAATCTAGCTTATGCTCATAATATAAATACAGGGGATAAGGTAACAGGATGCTTTTCACATGAGGGGGATACAATTCAAATTGAACTTATAGATCCAGAAACTAAATCTTTATTCTCTTATAGAATTAAAGCTGACAATTTTCAGCCGAGGCCTGGTCTATGATAGCATTAATTGATATGGATTTAGTAGTATTTAGGTGTGCCGCTAGTGCTGAAAATGATAACTTCTCTATTGCTGTATACAGAGCTGAGGAATTATTAGATACATTACTTGAAAAAGTAGGAGCAACAGAGTACAAAGCTTATATTTCTAGCGCAACCAACTTTAGAAAAGAAATATATCCTGAGTATAAGGCACATCGTAAGTTAGAAAAGCCTGTACATTTACTTGCCCTAAAGGACTATGCATTTGAATTCATGAATGCGGAGTTAGCTTCTGAAGGATTAGAAGCTGATGATATGTTAGGTATTGAACAAACTAATTATCTATTGGCTCGTGAATCTGAAGATGATTACTATTCCACTATCTGCTCTTTAGATAAAGA